TATCAGCCTCTAAGACACGCGCAGATGACTTTACTACCTTTACGCTGCGCCTGATTAACGAGATGCCAATACTACAGCACCTCATCCCCCACAGTGACCAGAGACAATCTAAGATCAGCTTCGATGTTGGCCCAGCTAACGCCTCACACGCACCCTCAGTGAAATCTGTAGGTGTTACAGGACAGCTAGCAGGGTCTCGCGCTGACGTATTGATTGCAGATGACATTGAGGTTCCTAACAACTCAGCCACACAGGGCATGAGAGACAAACTCTCAGAAGCTGTGAAAGAATTTGACGCTATCTTGAAGCCTAACGGACGTATCATTTACCTTGGTACACCGCAGAACCAAGAGAGCCTCTACAACAAACTACCGGATCGTGGGTACAAGGTACGCATCTGGCCTGCTAGGTATCCTAACGAAGACCAATTGGTGTCTCTAGGTGACAAACTGGCCCCTAGAGTCAAACGAGAGCTAGAGAATGACCCAGAACTTGTAGGAAAATCTACAGACCCTGACAGGTTCAACGACTATGACCTAGCAGAACGGGAAGCATCCTACGGTCGATCCGGGTTTGCCTTGCAGTTCATGCTCGATACAAGGCTCTCTGATGCAGAAAGATACCCTCTCAAGGTGTCTGACCTAGTAGTGATGGATATACCCACTCAGGAGGCCCCTGAGAAGGTCTCATGGGCATCTGGTGAGCAGTATGTAGTCCAAGAGCTTCCTAACGTAGCCTTCAACGGTGACCACTACCACAGGCCCATGTATATCTCCGATCAATTCGTAGAATACAGCGGGTCTGTAATGTCTATTGACCCCTCTGGTAGAGGTAAGGATGAAACAGGCTACGCTGTGGTTAAGATGCTCAATGGATACCTCTATGTCCGCAGATGTGGCGGGGTAGCCGGTGGGTATTCTGAAGAAGCCCTACAGAAACTCTCACTGATTGCTAAAGAAGAACAGGTCAACGAGATTATCGTAGAGAGCAACTTTGGTGACGGTATGTTTAACCAGCTGATTACTCCAGTTCTCAGCAAGATACACCCAGTTACCTTGAGTGAAGTTAGACACAACACCCAGAAAGAGAAGCGTATCATCGATGTGCTAGAACCTGTAATGAACCAACACAAGCTTGTCATAGACAAGAAGGTCATCAAGCAGGACTACGAAAGCACACAACACCTCCCTCCTGAACAATCCCTCAGATACCAGCTGATGTACCAGCTAACTAGGGTAACAGCAGAGAGAGGAGCGTTATCTAACGATGACCGCTTGGACTCCCTAGCTATGGCAGTTCAATACTGGGTAGATGCAATGGCTCAAGATGCTGACAGGCAGATCAACACCCGTAGAGAAGAAATGCTCATGGATGAAGTCAACAAAGTCCGTAGGTCAGCTGAAATGGGACTAGCAGTTATTACAGGCCACTTAGGTGGCGATACATCCAATATGAAATGGTGAAATCAATTAGGTTGCCCCTAAGAGAAGGGAAGAAAACTCCCCCCCCCGTTCAGATATATATAGATATACTATAGATACCTATAGGTACTGTAGGCCTACTTCTGGTTCAATGTCATGATGTAACATCTGTAGGGGTAACCCCCACCAACCCCCCTCCAAGTAATCAGAGATATAGATGTATAGTAAACTGAAGGTAGCTGTGAGCTACTGTAAGACCCTATGGGCAGACTATAAGTACCACCGACTAGCAGAGAAAGCAGCTAACCAACTCCGCTGGCATTCCAATAGTGAACTGAAAGACATCGGTATCACCCGTGTAGATATCAATAGGATTGCCCATGAGAAATGCGGATGGTGTAATAGAGGCTCTTAAAGTAGCCGATAGGATAGCTGAAGAAGATAAAGAGCTTCTAGCTAGGTTAGCTAACTGTGGGGCTAGAGGTATACGCGAGATGACTGCAGGAGAACGGCAAGCTTCTGTAGATCGGGAGCAGGCGAATAATTCAGATAAAAAAATCTGAGGTGGTATACGATATAGTCTCCCCGCCGCGCTCCCCCCTCCGCCTTTGCCGCGATTGGCCGCGAGATGCCGCCGGTTTGCACCAATTCTGCACCAGAAGCCCGCTAAGTGCTTGATATTAGGGGGGTGGGGGACAGTTAACAGGACTGCAGCGCGCCATATTTATAGGCCTATGCGCTATCGCCCAGCGCCTGCAGATTGCCTCGGGTTTTTCTGTATTACCTACCGTTTTCGAATGCCTCATTGGCGCCCTAATCCTGCCGATATCCTGCCGCTATCTCGTAGCGCCTGCCGGTTCCTGCCGGTGCCGATCGATTGCCTGCTGATTGCCTGCTGAATTCTGCCGGTCCCTGCCGTTTTTTCTGGGCCATTATATAGACACCGCCCAGCTTGTTCCCGATTTCGGTGGGAATTCTGCCGGTCCCTACTGTTTTTTCTTTTCTATATTTTATTGGTATTACCTGCCGTTTTCGAATTTATTTTGCTCTCGGTGCAAATTTGCTTCTTGCCAATCCTAACCGAAAAGGCCTAGTAATGGGCATCGGCTCTCGCTGGGGGCCATTCACGCTGCAGTGCAGCATAACCTGAGAGGCACTACCAAATGACACAAGTTCTTCAATTCATCCTTGCTACATGCGCTTTCACCTCAATCATTCTTGCGCTGCTGCTAGCATCGACCGGCGACATCACCGGCGCTTGTATGACCTTGCTTCTGACAGCATGCGCCGGCGTTTCTTTCGCTTTTCTTGATCTTTAAATCTAACTCATAAGGGGAACTTACCAATGAAAAACCTAAGCAAAACAGAAATCGCAGTGATGACCGGCAAAACCATTTTCCAAAACAGGATCAAGTCAGCTGACCGGGCGGCAATGGGCAAGAGTGAATTACTGATCAAGAAATCTACCAACGTCAAACTAGGCAAGCGCGTGACCAAAGGTAAATGGAAAGGCTTCCCAATTTTCACGCTTACCCTAGAGGAACGCGCTACCTGTCCCAGATCATGCGCTCACTGGGCCGATTGCTATGGCAACAACATGATGTATGCATTTCGCTATCAGGCTGGGCCAGAGCTTGAGGCAATGTTGGAAACAGAGCTTGCCGAATTACAGCGCAAACATCCCAACGGGTTCCTAGTCCGCCTGCATATTCTGGGCGATTTCTACTCGGTTGGATATGTCGCCAAATGGGCCAAATGGCTGGGCATGTTCCCGGCGCTGCATGTCTATGGATATACCGCCAATCAACCCGATGCAGCAGATGCCACAGAGCGCGCTATAGGGCAGGCCTTGCTGTCACTGTCAGATAATTGCGGCACCCGCTGGGCCGTCCGCTTTTCCGGCAATTTCGACCGGCCAACCATGACAGCCAATAGCGCCGATGACAGCCGGGCAATGGCAGCTGTAACCGAGAAACAGGCATTTATCTGCCCGACACAAATCAGCAAGACTACCGGCAAATATGCCGCCAAAGGCGAGGAAACTCTTGTGCCTGATTGCGGCGCTTGTGGCCTCTGTTGGACCGCTTCGAAGCCTGTTGTTTTCATCACCCACTAGGTTTGCATCGGTGACCCTATCGCACCCGGTAGGGCATCCCATGCAATCCCGCATGATCTGAGAGGAAATACAATGTCACATATCAAACCTTCAAACGGCGCAAACGTCTTTATAGCTGACCGGTTCCCGCACTCGGGCGATTGGTACCTGCATCACGTCTTGGCCAAGTTTAACGGCCAATGGGTCACATGGGTTTTCAACGAAATCGACAATGCCTGTCATCACGGCCACTATTTCGACAAGTTGCTGGACGCTCTGGATGATTACGGCATCCGGCATGGCAAAACCATTCAAAACCACCAGCAAGCGTTGGCAGAGCAGGCAGAGGAACAAGCCATGCATGAAGCTTCGATCGCCGCGATTTATGAAGGGGCAGCACAATGAGCATGACATTCATCAAAACACCGGCAGAGGCCAAAGCATTCCTGCGCGGTAAAGGGACCAAAGTGGCCCTGCAGGTGGCATTCGATGGCGAGTATATTTTCGCAGAAAAAGCGGATTTCATCGCCTACTTTCTGACCGGCCCGAGCTTTGTAGATTATGACGGCAATGAGTTGCTTGAGCATGTCTATGTTCCCTACCAAGGCCATGTCCTGCATGTCCCAGCTGGGACCAAGGTGGGGGTGGCACAATGAGCATG